ATTTAAAAATCAATCTAGATCGTGTTAGTCATATGATTACCAAGATGTGGATGGATGGTCCTAACGGCTACGGAAAACTTAAAATCATCCCAACTCCAATGGGTCAATTAGTACAGACCATGTTGGAGTCGGGAGTAAAGTTGGGTGTATCGAGTAGAGGTTCCGGTGAAGTAGATGGCAGTGGTAATGTTCAAGGTTTTGAAATTATCACAGTTGATATTGTAGCACAACCTAGCGCCCCGGGAGCTTACCCAACTCCAGTATACGAACATTTAATGAATACATTAGGTGGAAATCAGGCATTTAAAATAGCACAAGAAGTCAAAGGCGATCCAAAGGCCCAGAAATACATAGCAGAGAGTCTGGTGAGAATCATCAGAGGTCTCAAATAACAGTAGGAGAATCACATGCTAGATTTCGTTAAACAGTTGTTTGAAAACAATGTGATTTCCGAAGAACTTAAATCGGAAATTGAATCAGCTTGGCAAAGCAGAATTCAAGAAAATCGTGACCAAGTCACTGCCACACTTCGTGAAGAATTTGCACAGAAGTATGAGCACGACAAATCCGCAATGGTAGAAGCCGTTGAAACAATGTTAGCAGATCGCCTACAGGCAGAGCTATCAGAGTTGGCTGAAGACCGTCAAGGACTTATCGATGCACGTACAAAATACACACAAAAAATGAAATCAGATGCCACAGCAATGGAAGCATTTGTGTTGAATAATTTGCGTAAAGAACTTGCAGAGCTACATGAAGATCGTAAAGCAGTTGCTAACAACGTTGGTAAATTAGAATCTTTTATCGTGGATGCACTAGCGAAAGAAATCGCGGAATTCCATGCAGATAAGCAAGACTTAGCTGAAACCAAAGTAAAACTGGTGCGCGAAAGCAAAGCCAAGTTTGAACAGATCAAGAAAGATTTTATTGCTCGCTCATCAACTATCATTCAAGAAACAGTCTCTAAAGGACTCAAAGCTGAAATGGTACAGTTGCGCGAAGACATTGACGCTGCCCGCAGAAATGATTTTGGCCGCAGAATTTTTGAAAGTTTTGCTAGCGAGTACGCTGCCAGTCATCTCAATGAGAAGTCTGAAACAGCTAAACTTCTAAAAGTAGTTGCTGTAAAAGAGCAAGAACTTGAAGAAGCAGCAAGAATTGTTGCAGAAACACAAAAATTAGTAGAGAGTCGTGAACAACAGCTACGTATTGCACAAAACACAATGGATCGCAAAGAAGTTATGAGCGAATTGCTTGGGCCATTGGGTGGAGACAAACGTGAAGTGATGAAAGAATTACTTGAGTCAGTTCAGACAGAAAAACTATACACCGCTTATGACAAGTACCTACCTTCAGTGATGAATGGTGGCAATGCTCCAGTCAAGAAAGCGTTGACCGAAGGCAAAGAAATTACAGGCGATAAAAATCAGGCACAATCTTTTAGCAGAGAAGAAAAATCTGCTGAAATTTTTGACATCCGCAGGCTTGCGGGACTAAAAGTTTAAGGAGAACTATAATGTCACAATTACTCGAGTCACGCTGGTCGGAGACCAAAGAAGCTCTTTTAGAAGGTCTTCAAGGTAACAAGCGTTCAGTAATGGCAACTACTCTAGAAAATACCCGCAAGTATTTGGCAGAGAGTGCCTCAGCTGGCGCCACATCCGCTGGCAACGTTGCAACCCTAAATCGTGTGATCCTTCCAGTGATCAGACGTGTACTGCCTACCGTTATTGCTAACGAACTAGTCGGCGTACAACCAATGACTGGCCCAGTTGGTCAAATACATACACTACGTGTTCGCTATAGTGATTCATTCACTGGCGCCACAGGTGACAGTACTACAGCTGGTGAAGAAGCACTTAGCCCATTCAAGATTGCTGAAGGCTATTCTGGTAACACAAACGGCAAGGCTGACGCTACTGCTGCCAAAGAAGGTGTTGCTGGTAACAGACTAAGCATCCAAATCTTGAAGCAAACAGTTGAAGCCAAGACACGTAAGTTGTCAGCTCGCTGGACATTCGAAGCAGCTCAAGATGCACAAGCCCAACAAGGCATTGACATCGAAGCTGAGATTATGGCTGCTCTTGCACAAGAGATCACAGCTGAGATCGACCAAGAAGTTCTACGTAGCTTAGGTACTTTAGCTAGTGGCGCAAGCAATACAGTAGCATACAATCAGACAGCAGTGTCTGGTACAGCTACATTCGTTGGTGACGAGCATGCCGCATTGGCAGTTGCTATCAACCGTGTTGCTAACGTGATCGCTCAGCGTACACGTCGCGGTGCAGGTAACTGGGCTGTAGTTAGCCCACAAGCATTGACAATTCTTCAAAGTGCTACAACTTCTGCGTTCGCAAGAACAACAGAAGGTACATTCGAAGCACCTACAAACACTAAGTTTGTTGGTACATTGAACAGCGCAATGAAAGTGTATGTTAACACATACGCTGCTGATGACAGCGCAATTATTGTCGGTTACAAAGGTTCTAGCGAATCTGACGCAGCAGCGTTCTATTGCCCATACATTCCATTGATGAGCAGTGGCGTTGTTCTTGACCCATCAACTTTCGAACCAGTCGTATCATTCATGACACGTTATGGTTATGTTGAGTTGACAAACACAGCATCATCTCTAGGTAATGCTGCGGACTACTTAGGTCAAGTAACTATTGCTGGTGTTTCTTATACCTAATCCGTATTAGAAATAATTGCATTAAATTCAAAAAGGACCTCCGGGTCCTTTTTGTTTGACTTAAATATCTGATGCAGATAGAAAGCGAACAAGACTTTAAAGAATTACAAAATCAATTTAGCGCATGGCGCAAACGCTTTCCTATGTTTACGCATGATGTACAGCAAATAGAACGCATGATAAACATGCACATACAAGAACACAGCAAAATTATGGTTGCCCATAGACAAACGCACAGCAGAAGTCATTTAGAAAGTGCGCAAAAAGAAATAGATGCTATCAATCAAATTATATCTACAGTAGAAAAATTAGAGTTAATGGCAATGCTAAGTCGCGGATAAATAAAGAGTCAACAAGATTTATGCAGAATCCCTCTGCGTAGACCTAGAACGTCATATTAAGGAGAAATCAAATGGGACGTCCATTAAGAAAAGATAAAAACGGTGTAGATGTAATCGGAACACCAGCAACTAGTTCAACAGGTATTAGAGTAGAAGCATATGCAGGCGGAACAGCATATACTGATGCTTCGTATAACAGCTCAACAAATTATGCTTACATTTATAAGCAGCGTGGCGCAAAAACTTTTGTGCTAAAAAATCAAGCAGGTACAAATCTTGGACCTTGTGTATTGCAGGCAGCAATCCCAGATTCCAACGGAGAAATGAGAATCAATGGCTACATTGGCGGAAACGGCTCTGTGCCAACACCATTGGCTAAGATCAACAAGCGTACAGCAAAAGATTTTAACGGTGTTCGTTATACATGGCAACTTGTAAACGATTCTACATCTGACTACATTGTGCTAACAGCAGTTTAATTTAGGAAGTATACATGGGACAGTTTGTACAAGTAAGCGGTGACTACAACATCAAATCCGGTGAAGGCGCTGTTATCACGCTGGATACTGGTGCTGGTGTTGGCACCACTCGCGTCACTGGTAATTTGATTGTTGAAGGTGATACACTAAACGTCTCTGTTGAAAACTTAAATGTACAAGATAACATCATTACCCTAAACTACGGTGAAACAGGTAATGGTGTTAGTTTAAGATATTCGGGGATCGAAGTTGATCGAGGACTTGCAACTAATGTTTCTTTATTGTGGGATGAAAACGACGACTCTTGGAATTTAAAAGAAGGCGGCGGATATAATACCAGCCGACTTAGATTAAAAGAAATTTTAACTAACAGTGATACTGATAGCGGTGATCTAACTTTAATTGGTACAGGCACTGGGGTTGTCAAAGTAACAGGCACCACAGCCTATGAACTACAGGTTACAGATGATGACGACGTACCCAACAAGAAATATGTAGATGATGCAATTCAAACCAATCCTACTTTCCAAATTCTAAGAGGAGACACCAGAGCCGCAGCATTTGATATTGGTAATCCCATTGATCCTGGTTTATTTCCTATCGGACCGTTTTTCACACAACCATCAGAAAGTGTTATAGGATTTGCTGTAGATGATAATATTGTGGCGCAATTTTTCCGCAACAGAGTGCAGCTTGCAGGCATTAATTTCTTTCTAGAAGATCCTACACCTGATACCCCTGGCATTCCTGATGCTACTGTGCTACAAACAGTCAATACCAACGGCAATATCAAATTAGAAACCAACGGCACTGGCAAGGTTCAAATAACCTATGCTCTGCAGTTGGATAATCCCGGCGCAACTCCGGCAGCTGTTTCAAATGCCAGCTTGGTCTACGGTGGATCGGTTGGTACTGGTAGTACAGGTGTTTATTTTAGAAACACTGCCAATAATGACGAATTAATAAGCAAGAGCAAGGCTCTTGTTTTCAGCATGATATTTTAAGAGATAATAAAAATGATATACAGCACACGACTAACAACTTCAGGAGATACGCTAGTGTTTACCAGCACTAGTACAGGAGCCCCAGTTGGTGGCGCAGTGGTTGCACAAGATAATGCTATTACAAATATTATAGTTTGTAATACAGGAACACCAAACTTAACTGACGAAACTGTTAACAGTTGTACTCTTACATTGAATCTAGTAGTAGCAGGTGGAGTAAGTTCTGATACCAATACTATTGTTAAAAATCTAATTGTACCTGCAGGAGAAACTGTGTTTTTCAGCGATGAAAGAATAGTATTAAGAGGAGCCAGCAGCTACGGTAACGATCAAATACGTGCTACAGCCAGTGTGGGCAATCTGTTAAGCATCACAGTGAGCGCACTACCAGTATGAGATTCCTAAAACAAAAAACTCTCAGCAAGTACAGTCCCAGTGATCAATCACTGTTTACCAACCATTTTGGTCGTGCAGTCATGCAGCTCACTGG